GTAGTTGGACTTAAGTGGGTTAATATCATCACTGATATTACCTAAATTGCTATATTATACTTTTTGGCATAATGCGTATAGGGCCTGATTAAAAAATATTGACTGTAAAAGCAACTTTCATAAATTTCATAAAAATCTGTGGTAGAATTTATAATGAAGAAACTGTGTATAGCACCTGGATAACTCCGGGTGTTTTTTCGTGGGAAAAATTATGGAAAATAACAAACAGAAATCACATGATGAGAAAGAAAAAGTAATCTGGAAAACTAGACACACACCACTAAAGGATAGGAAATCTTCTAGTGGAATTACTTTTTGGCCAGAGAAGGTGAAAGTGAATGAACAAAAGTAGTTTTATAGATTTATGCCAGGGGCATTTTGGTAGAAAAATTGCATATACGAATGTCGATAGAATTACCAAAGAAAATGTCGTTGGCGTTGTCGGTAAAGCTATTTCTGTTTTAAATTACAATCGGCCAGCGATACGGTATCTTTATGATTACTATAAGGGCGACCAGCCAATTCATTATCGGGAAAAGAAGGTGAGGCCGGACATCAATAACAGGGCGTGTGAGAATCATGCGCTTG